AACAGCATAAAGGTATGTTTACCACGGATAGGGCCAAAAACCGCGCAAAGACCTTCCACGGCATCGCCAAAGCTATGGCGGAGCAATGGGGCGGCGATGCGAGAGGAGGAATGACATGGTAAACGACGCTTTGTTTTCCAGCGATAAGAATTTCTGGGAAACGCCGCAAAAGCTGTTTGACGAGTTGAACGCGGAGTTTCATTTCACGCTGGACGTTGCCGCCAGTGATGAAAACCACAAGTGTGCGCGGTATTTCACGCAAAGCGATGATGGCTTGCGGCAAAATTGGGAGGGCGAAACGGTGTTTTGTAACCCGCCCTACGGGAGCAAGGAAACCGGGCTGTGGACGGAGAAGTGTTACCGCGAAGGACAGAAACCGGGGACAACGGTGGTGCTTCTGATCCCCGCCCGGACAGATCGTGCCAGCTTTCACGACTATATTCTTGGCAAGGCAGAGATCCGCTTCCTGCGTGGTAGGCTGAAATTTGAGCTGGACGGAAAGCCGATTGGAACGGCACCGTTTCCCAGCATGATTGCCATTTGGCGAGGAGGAATGACATGACAAGAGATAAGATCGTGACTGCGCTGCGGTGCTGTGGATCGTGTTGGGCGTGTACTGTTTCTTCGGACTGAGGAAGTGGAACAAGCGGTTCAGTGAGCTGTATGACGAACTGAAATGGGAGGTGGAGTGACATGGAAACGCTGAATTGTATTCGCTGCGATTTTCGCCATAAGGATAACGGGAACTGCACTGCTGTCGGGGGATTCTGCACGGCGGTAACGGCTGCACACTGCCCGATGTTGCAGAAATATTTAGATACGGGGCTGGGGCCGGATGAAGTGACCGCACTTCAAAAAGATTGGAGCGACCTTTGCACTATCGTAGGAGAATGTGGCGGCATCGACCGCCTGCGGGAGCTGGCCGAGGCCGACAAGGACGGGCGCGTGGTGGTGCTGCCGTGCAAGGTGGGAGACACGGTCTACATGATTTCATGGAGATTAAACGGGCGGCATGAAATTGAAGAGCGAGTTTTCAGCTTGACGTATTTCGACCCTGCAAAATACGGGAAAGACTATTTCCTTAGCCGCGAGGAGGCGGAGAAAGCATTGGAGGCGATGAAGGATGGCTGAATTAAGGCATTGCCCATTTTGTGGCGGTGAAGCGGTTATAAACGTCAACCCGGACGCAGTGGAGGACACGCAAGGTAGACGTTGGGCGTATAATGCCGTGTGCATTAGGTGTTGCACAACGTCAGGTCTTACATATACGCCCAAAAAGGCTAAAGAAGTATGGAACAGGAGGGCTGACAATGGGTGAATACATTGAGCGCCGCACGGCAATTGAGCATTTGAACGTTTGGTGCGGCGGGTGTGGAAGCGCGGTGGAATGCATCCTCGCAGAGCCCGCCGCTGATGTGGCCCCGGTGGTGCATGGGCGGTGGATTGAAGATGGGAGTTTGATTATCACCTGCTCAGAGTGCAAACGGGGATATAATCTGATCGCTAAATATACCCACTACTGCCCCAACTGCGGGGCCAAGATGGACGGAGGTGCTGACCATGAGGCTGATTGATGGTGACGCAATCTTGAAAGCAGACGAAAATTCCGATAAAGCGCTTGTCCTGGGAAGCGGGAAATCTCTGGAAATAGCCTATGCCTTGCTAAAAAAGAAGGTGGAGGACGCTCCCACCGTGGATGCCGTGGTCGTGACGCGGTGCAAGGACTGCGAACACGCCGAACGGTATGAGCGGGCAGATGGAACCGCAGGCTATTATTGCGGGTACCCGCAAAACACTTTCACCTATGGTGAGCGCTGGGATCGTGTATTCAAACCGGCAAAAGAGGCAGACGATTTTTGCAGCTACGGCGAGAGAAAGCGGGAGTAAAATGTGGGATCAAATTGAGCGAAAGTGTAAGCTGTGCGGGAAGGTGTATAGAGTGGATGGAAATCAAAACTCCATTCAGGACTCCATGTGCCCGGCCTGCGAAAAATTTTTAAAGCCGCTGACCGAATGCTTTGTACCGGTTATCCGGTGCAAAAACTGCGCAAATGGAATGGTATCCGACAACAATGAATACATAATTTGTTGCAGACTTGGTGTTCCCATGGGATTCGACGATTACTGCTCTTGCGGCGAGAGAAAGGTTGCCGGGGAGCTAAAACACGCCGCTCAGTGCGTGGCGGAAGGGTACGTTACCTGGGCAGATATCCGGCAGATGCTCAAAGAATACGGCGTTGAGACGGCGCTGGAATAGGAGGTACGATGAACGTTTACAGAGATGTTCCAATAATCTTGTGCGAAGGGCCCAGGCTTGCTATTGCGGATGTGGAAGAGCACTTTGTAGAGAGCTTGGCTGGCTCCTTTTGCGTGGTGTTAATAATTCACGCACATGGCGACGTGAAACCATTCCGCCATACGTTTGCCAAAGTGCATGTGTTTGGGCGGGACGTAACAGTGTATCAGGGAGACAGGCCAAACACGTTGATTACAGAGGGCGCGGAACCAGATGGTTTCTATGACACTCCTGGAGGTGTTACATGAGCAGCAAATACTCGCTCCCCTACGATATCCGAATGGAGTGCATCGCCTATGTCAGGGGCTATCCCCGCCTGGTCCGCGCGTACAATGCGGCCCGGGAAGAAGTGTTGGAGTCGTCGGCCTATGCCATGTCTGGCATGCCCCATAGCCCCGGTAACAGCAGGATAGCCGAGCGCAAGGCGGAACGGCTGGCAACCATAGAGAACTGGCCGGAGACGAAGAAGATGCGGGCCGTAGAATACGCCATGGACAACGTAGGCAGGGACATTGCCAACGAGAACGTGCGGCGTAAGCTGGTATGGGTGATCATGCGGAATTGCGAGAACCGGGACAGATACCCGCTTAGAATCATGGACGGATGCGGATTCAGCGAGAGAACCATGAAGCGCCGCAAAGCTGCATTTTTGTGGCACGTAGCGGATTATTTGGGCCTGGTTTCCTAAAAGTTGGCCCATTAGGCACATAAAAACGTGCTAAAATAGTATCATCGGAAAGTGGAACCAGTCAGCCCACAACCCGAAATTTCATTTTTTTCCTCTTTCTTTCCTCCAAAGGTTATAAGGCACAGCCGGTAATTGGTGCTTCCGCGCAAGCGGCCTCGCAAGAGTGTTACCGGCATGCAGACACTCACGGGATATCTCGCGGGTGTCTGTTTTTATGCTGGTGTAGCCAAAAGGTAAGGCACGGGACTTTGACTCCCGTATGTGCTGGTTCGACTCCAGCCGCTTGTGCCAAAAGAGGAGTGCCGCTGTCTTGAGTGCGGCGTTGTTGCCCTTCGGGGCGGGTAAAGTCTGCTATGTACAGGCCAAGGGGCGGGGGCTGGTAGCAAAACAGGAGGATGGCATGGAAATCACAAAGCGGCGGCTTGCGGATATTGTACCGTATGCCGCAAACGCAAAAAAGCATGATAAGCGGCAAATCAACAACGTTGCGGAGAGCATCAAGCAGTACGGCTTTGTGCAGCCGATTGTGATTGATCGCGACGGCGTGATTGTAATCGGCCACTGCCGCGCTATGGCGGCAAAGAAGCTGGGCATGGAAGAAGTGCCTTGCGTCTGCGTGGACGATCTGACACCGGAGCAGGTGAACGCCCGGCGTCTGGTGGATAACAAGAGCAACGAGAGCGATTGGGACTTTGACCTGCTGGCTGATGAGCTGCCTGGGCTTGACCTGTCGGCGTTTGACTTTGATTGGGGGCTGCGTGATGAACTCGACACATCAGTTGTAGAGGACAACTACGATCCTGTTTTACCGGCAGAGCCGAAGAGTAAACTTGGCGATGTGTACCAGCTTGGAGATCATCGCCTTATGTGCGGGGATAGTACGTCCTTGGCGGATGTACAGAAGCTCGTGGGGGGGGGCACAAATGGATTTGCTGCTCACAGACCCTCCGTACAATGTGGACTATCAGGGCACCGCCGGGAAGATTAAGAACGACAATATGGAGGATACGGCATTTAGACGGTTCCTGACGGATGCTTTCTCCAATGCGGCGATGGTCATGAAGCCCGGTGCTCCGTTCTACATCTGGCATGCAGACAGCGAGGGGTATAACTTCCGAGGCGCGTGCAGAGATGCGATGCTGCGTGTCCGGCAGTGTCTGATCTGGGTGAAGAACTCCCTTGTGATGGGGAGACAGGATTTCCAGTGGAAACATGAGCCTTGCCTGTATGGTGAGAGCGAGATTGAAGAGGAAGCACACGAACCTTGCCTGTACGGATGGACGGAAGGCAAGAAGCACTACTTCTTCAAGAACCGCAGGCAGACAACCGTGCTGAATTTTGATAAGCCTGTCAAATCTGCGGAGCATCCGACCATGAAGCCGATTAAGCTGTTTGATTACCAGATGCAGTGCTCCAGTAAGCCGGGCGAGAATGTGCTTGACCTGTTCGCTGGGTCCGGCACAACGATCATGGCAGCGGAGCAGAATGGCAGACACGCTTTCTGCATGGAGTACGATCCGAAGTATGCGGACGTCATTATTGATCGATGGGAAAAGTTTACCGGAGAAAAGGCGGTGCTTCTGAATGACGATTGAAGAAGGGCGGGCGATCATTGAAAAAACAGGCAGCCCGCACCTAAAGCGGGACATGGAGAAGTTTATTAACCGCCAGCAGAGAAAGGAGGGCGCGTATGGCAAGGCCAAGAAAGGAAATAGACCAGAAGCAGTTCGAGAACCTCTGCGGCCTGCAATGCACGCTTGAGGAAATCTGCGGCTGGTTTGATGTGACCGATAAAACATTGGATAGTTGGTGTAAACGCACCTATCATGCCAGTTTTTCCGAGGTATTTAGGCAAAAGCGAGGAGCGGGGAAGATTTCACTGCGTCGGAGTCAGTGGCAGCTTGCGGCAAAGAACGCAAGCATGGCTATTTGGCTGGGGAAACAGTACCTTGGGCAGCGCGATATTGTTGAGCTGGGTTTGCCGACTGATAACGCACAGGAGGATGCTTTGAGCGTGAGCCTGCGTGAAATGGCAGAAGGGTTGGAGAGCGATGATTAGCCCGAGGCAGCAGAAAATCCTTGCTTTCCCCTATTCCAAGTATGACGCGCTGATCTGCGACGGCGCCGTTCGTTCCGGCAAAACCTCCATCATGATGTGGGCGTTTGTCCGCTGGGCGATGGAGAATTTCAGCGGTCAGCGCTTCGGTGTGTGTGGCCGCACGGTGGATAGCTGCACCAAGAATATCATCGTGCCGTTCACAGCGATGAGCCTTGCAAAGGAACGTTATATCATCCGCTGGCGGCGCGGCGACAAGGTGATGGAAGTGCGGCGCGGAGCCGTGACGAATTACTTTGAGGTGTTCGGCGGCAAGGATGAGGCCAGCTATACGCTGATCCAAGGCCGGACGCTGGCGGGTGTGCTGCTGGACGAAGTGGTGCTGATGCCGCGCTCGTTTGTGGAACAGGCGCTTGCACGTTGTTCCGTTGACGGTGCGCGGTTGTGGTTCTCCTGTAACCCCGGCAGTCCACATCACTGGTTCTATCAGGAGTGGATCAAGCGAAGCCGTGAGCGCAATGCACTGTATCTACACTTTGAAATGACGGACAACCCCGGCCTGAGCAAGCGCACCCTCGAACGGTACGAGAATATGTATGCCGGTATATTTTATGACCGGTATGTGCGCGGCCTGTGGGTAGCGGCAGAGGGCATCGTTTATAAGGACTTTGCCAACGATACAGAAAAGTATTTGATCGGAGACCCTTTGGAGTGGGCCAAGCAAAACGGCGCCAGCTTTTCAATCATTTCAATTGGCGTTGACTTCGGTGGTACAAAGTCCGCAACGAAATTTCAAGCCACCGGGATCACAAAAGATTTCCGTGTTGTGGCGTTGGAAGAAGAATACATCAAAAACGAAGAGATTGACCCGAATGCATTAAACCGGCGTTTTGCTACGTTCTGCCAGCTGATAACGTCAAAGTATGGTTACAGCCAGACACGAGCGGATAGTGCGGAAACGGTGCTAATTCGGGGGTTAGATCATACCGCGCAAAAAATGCACCTCGGGACGCAGGTCAAGAATGCAATGAAACTGCAAATCACAGATAGAATTAGGCTTGTGGTGCTGCTAATGAAACAGGGGCGTTTTAAGGTTTCGCGCAACTGCCCGCATCTGATCGATGCAATGCAAACCGCGATTTATGATCCTGATAAATTTGAGGACGAGCGCTTGGATGACGGCACGTCCGACATCGACAGCTTGGATGCTTTTGAGTACAGCATTGAGCCTTATTACAAAGACCTGGAACGTGCCGGGCACATGATGGGACGGTGAAATAGTGAATATTCGGAGAGCATTAAAGGATCTTGGGTTTGACACGGTCGACAATAAATTCTATTCTCTGATCGACCTGTGGGCCGCATGGTATAAGGGAAACGTTGAAGATTTCCACAGCTATACGGTGTGGAATGGAATTGAAGAGCTGGAGTGCCACCGGTATTCGGTGGGAATGGGAAAGAAAGTCTGCGAGGACTGGGCCAACCTCTTAATGAACGAGCGAGTCAACATCACGCTTGAAGGCAAACAGGAACAGGAATTTATCGATACTGTTTTTGCCGATAACAACTGGAAGGTCAAGGCTAACGAATCGCAGGAGCGCAAAGCGGCAGTAGGAACCGTCGCGTATGTGCCGGTGATGGAAGGCATGGGAATTAACCCAGATACAGCAGAAATCATTGACTCTGGCCGCATTCGCATCAACTACGTCAGCGCCTGGAACATCTACCCGCTTACGTGGGATAACGGCGTTATCCGCGAGTGTGCGTTCGCATCCACTCGGAAGGTCGATGACACAGAATATACTTACATCCAGGTGCACCGGCTGCGCAACGGCGAGTATGACATTGAGAACCATCTGTATGATGCGGAGGAAGTCCCGCTGGCCAGCGTGAAAGGGTTTGAGACAATTCCTCCGGTGATTCATACCGGCAGCGACAAGCCGCAGTTTGTAATTGACCGGCTGAACATTGCAAACTCTGACGAAAACAACCCGCTTGGCGTGGCTGCATTTGCCCACGCCATCGACCAGCTCAAGAGCGTTGACATCACCTATGATAGCTATGTGAACGAATTTGTGTTGGGCAAGAAGCGCATTGTGGTGCAGCCGGAGGCAACCCAGAGCATTGATGGTCGGCCAGTGTTTGATAAGCGTGAGACCGTTTATTATGTACTTCCGGAGGACAGAGGCGGCAACGGCAACATCTTGCAGCAGGTCGATATGTCGCTACGGACGGCGGAGTTTAACACCGGCATGCAAGATATGTTGAACATCCTGTCCAGCAAGTGCGGTTTTGGTGAGAACCATTACAAATTCAACCAGGGCAGCATCGCAACTGCCACGCAGGTCATCAGCGAAAACAGCACCCTGTTCCGCACGATCAAAAAACATGAAATTGTGCTTGAACAGGCAATCACAGAGTTGTGCCGGAGCTTGCTCCGCATGGGAAATCGGTACATGGGCGCATCCCTCAATGAGGACGTCCAGATCTCCATTGACTTTGACGATTCCATCATTGAGGACAAGGGCCAGGACTTTAACCGTGACGTGCAGCTTCTTAACGCTGGCATCATGAACGATTGGGAGTTCCGTATGCGCTGGATGAACGAGGACGAGGCGACCGCAAAGGCGGCGCTGCCGAAGATGCAGGACATGACAACCGAAGGACAACAGGAGGTAGAGTAATGGGCGGCAGAGGCGGAGCTGGTGGCGGCATTGGAGCCGGAGAATTTGGGCGTGGGCGCGGTATGAGCCTTGCGCGGTTTTTGTCACAGCAGGATATTAACCGAGCAAACGCTGCGTCTGTCACTGATATGGGCGATATTATCAGGCGCACATTTGAGCGCAACGCTGCTGAAATCAATGGGCTTGAGCTGTCGGACGCTGAAAAGAAAGACGCCGTAAAGCAGATGGCAACTCTCGCAACAACGGCACTAAAAACGGCGGCAGGAGCAGTCAATCCTTATGCAAGCGGGCCTGCGCGCCTGACAACGGCGCAGAAAACAGGAAGCGCCGCAGACAGAGCTGCAAGAGCGCGCGGTGAAATGGATAGCTACATGCGGAAATTGCGTGACCAGTCCAGTAAAAAACGCAAAGCAGCAGAAAACAAGGCGTTTTCCAATGCCTTTGTAACAGCGCAAAAGTCCGGCGCGTTGGAAGTTACGGTAAACGGCAAGAAATACCGCAGAACTAACAAGCGCAGCGGTACATGGCGTCCGGTATGATTAACTTTGAAAATCTCGACAAGTTCACATTCCCCGGCGTTGGAAAGTACGACATTCCGCAGATCGAGCCGGTCAAGGCATATCCGCATGGCGAATTTATCCCTGTGAATTACCATTACACAGCAAAAGACCAGGCAAGCAAAATCGTTCATTTCTTTGTGGACGATTACCAATTCATTCGATATTGGAACACGCCGGACAAGTACATTCCGAAACTGTTGCAGTTTGCGGCGGTGTGTGCGCCGGACTTCTCCACATACACGGATATGCCGCTGGCGATGCAGATATACAACCATTACCGCAAGCATTGGTTGGCGGCATACTGGCAAATGCACGGCATGACGGTTTATCCAACGATTTCATGGAGCGACGAGCATAGCTATGATTGGTGCTTTGACGGTGAGCCTGTCGGTGGTGTGGTGGCTGTCAGCTCGGTAGGCACACAGCAAAACAAGGAAAGCAAACGCCTGTTTCTGCGCGGCTACGAAGAAATGATGAAACGGCTATCCCCGGAATGGGTGATATTTTACGGCAAAGTGCCGGAAGAATGTGACTGGAACGTGATACGGGTAAAACCGCATTACGACGATATTGTGAAACGGAGGAAAGCGAAATGGGCGGAAGGGGCGGAAGCGGGAGCTTTGGTTTTGCATCAATAAATGCTACCCGATCGAAAATTGCCAACCTTAAAAAAGAACAGCTTTTCATTTTCTCTCCATCGGGCGATTTGCTCTATAAGGAGCAAGGAACAGCTCAACATACGGGATACGGAGATGCCGACTATAAAGGGAATATTGTTTTACACAACCACCCGGAGGGTGTTCTCCCTGTCCCGTCCCTGAAAGATATTGAAACGTGGCAAAAATCAGGAGCAAAAGCAATCATAATTGAAAGCCGGGATGCAACGTTTACATTATCAGGACCTCACAACAAGGGATTTTATGAAACACTCGCATATAATCACAACGCCGTGCGCCGCGCCGTAAGGGAAGCGGCAAGTAAGGTATCGGCCGATTATAAGGCGGGAAAGTATAAAAGCGTGCAGGAAGCCAGAGAAGCAAGCAGAAGAGCACAAACGGAAGCGACAAATAACGCATACGCCAAGTTTGCAAAGGCTGCTGGCGTTAGGTATTCTTTTAAGTGGAAGAAAAAGTCATGAAAAAGTCATGAAAAATTATCCTTTTACTCCTGAGCTACTGGATGCGCTCCCCGAAGAGCTGGCTGAGCTGTTTCGCGGCCTTGAAGATACCTTACTGGCGGAGATATGCTCCCGGCTGAAACTGCGGGATGAGTTAAACGAGGTAACGGTGCAGGACATCCGGGCACTGCGGTCTCACGGCATCGACCTAAAGGAAATCAAGAAAACAATCCGCGAGACTTCCGGCATCAGCAAAACTAAGCTGGACAAGCTGCTGGGCGATGTGGTCGCAAGGAACCAACAGTATTACACCGATATGATTGACCTTGCGCATATCACCCAGCCTGAGACACTGGTTGACGCTGCGGAAGTGGCGGCGATCAGGACGCAGACACTTGATACATTCCACAATCTGACCGCATCCATGGGCTTCCTGGTGGACGCTGGGCGTACAATGCTCCCACCTGCCAAAGCGTACCAATGGGCACTTGACAGCGCAGCGTTGCAGGTGCAAAGCGGTGCAATCAACTACAATCAGGCGATTAAAACGGCTGTGAAGGAACTTGCGGACAGCGGTCTAAAAGTGGTTGACTACGAAAGCGGTCATCGGGATCATGTCGATGTTGCTGTGCGAAGAGCCGTAATGACCGGCGTATCTCAAATCTGCGCCAAGTATACGGAGCAATCCGCAGAATATCTGGATACACCATATTTTGAAGTTTCGGCCCATGTTGGCGCACGAGATAAGCCGGGACCGTCACCATGGTCATCGCATAAGGATTGGCAAGGCCGTGTTTACAGCGTCCGTACTGGGGACATTTACCCGAGCATTTATGACGTTTGCGGCCTGGGCGTTGTTGACGGTCTGGAAGGGGCCAACTGCCGCCACAGGCGGTTTCCGTGGGTTGAGGGCGTGTCCGAGCGCACTTACACGGATGAACAGTTGGAACACATCGATGATGGCCATGGATGCACGTTTGATGGCAAGGATTACACGGCATACGAGGCAACCCAGATGCAACGCCGCATTGAGCGGACCGTTAGAAAGCTAAAGCGCGAAAAAGCCGCCTACAAGGCCGCAGGATTGCATGAAGATGAGACTGCGGCAAACATACGGCTACGGCGGTTAAACGCTAAATACAAGGCGTTCAGCGCGGAAGCTGGCCTTCCGGAGCAACCGGAGCGGATGCGCGTTTATTTCACGGATGACGCAACGTTAAAAACGGCAAATGCCATGAAAACGCAACGGGCAGAAGTGGCAGCGGCTAATGCTAAAGACGATAGCGACACTCTTGAGTTTTTCGGCGCAGACGCAAGAGATAACTTGAATTCTATTGTAAAAAGACGTACAATGAAGTTGGAAAACGGCTTTGCCTGCTTCCCGGACGGTGACCCGCTAAACGAAAACGTTAAACGGGTAAAACCTCTCAAAACGTATTTTGACGTTGCTATGCACGGAAGTCAGACGGCGGTTGGATTCGGGTCAGTAGAAACGAATATGTCGCCGAGATTGCTTGCTTCTGTAATTCGACATAGTAACGGATGGAACGGACAAAAAGTGAGGTTGCTGTCATGCGACACAGGCAAGCGCATTGAAAATGATTATTGCTTTGCAGAGGAACTTGCAAATGCGCTTGGCGTAAAAGTAAAGGCGCCAACCGATGTTCTATACATACCACCTAATGGGGAAATGTATGTGGGGGACAGCGGAGAGGGATATTTTGAAACGTATAAGCCAAACGAAAGGGGGCGGGTAAAATGATGCTGTTCGGGTATTTTAAAGGCATGAAATATAGCACCCATGGCGATGACTTTGAAAAGTATCGCACGTTTAGAAATACTATCAGCCGAGATAAAATCATTGAACATATAGAATCATTAACCCCAGCCCTTGCGTGTTTCGAAACATTTGATATTTTTACGGGAGAAAGATTGCGAGCGGGTCAATACATTGATGGCGATTTCAGATTCCCACTTGATTTTCTGCATTACTACAAGAATTATGACATTGGCATCCCATATGAGTACGAGGCGTACTTGAAAGTAATTGGGGTGGGCTGATGGATGATAAACTGATGCAGGCCATCGAGGCTATTATCCGGCGCGGAAATGACGCGGAGATCCGGCGCAAGGGTGACGGATACATTGTGTTAGAGGTCAAGAAAACAATCAAATATTCAACTCCCGCGTAATTGGGCGCGGGAAAGGGCAATAGGAGCCAACTGCTGAGGAATTCTCGGTGGTTAGCTCTTTTGTTTTAAGTAAAACCCGCAAAGCACAGCGGTTTTTATAAAAACTATCGTCTGCGAAGAAACGCGGCCAAAGAAAAGGAGATAGTGTCATGGCACTTACACGAAAACTTTTGAAGGGTATGGGTCTCACCGATGAGCAGGTAGATACCATCATCGAAGCGCATACCGACACTGTGGACGGCCTAAAGGCGGATGTGACCCGCTACAAGGCCGATGCGGAGAAGCTGCCCGGCATCCAGAAGCAGTTGGATGATCTCAAGGCGGCAGGTGACGGCGGTTATAAGGAGAAGTACGAGAAGGAACACTCGGCCTTTGAAGCCTTTAAGACCGACATCACGGCAAAGGAGAGCAAGGCGGCAAAGGAAAGGGCCGTCCGGGCTTACTTTGAGAGCAAAAACATCACCGGCGCAAATCTCGACCTTGCCATGCGCGGATGCGGCGAGGAAATGTCTACCTTGGAGCTGGACGGCGAGAAGATCAAGGACACCAAGAGCCTTGACGCTCTCGTAGACGGCACTTATAAGAGCCTTGTCTCTAAGCCTGCTGTCCGGCTGGACATGGGCGCACGGCTCAACGAGGGCGGCAAGCCTATGACCAAGGACGAGATTATGAAAATCACCGACAGAACGGAGCGGCGCGCTGCAATCGCCGCAAATATGGATTTGTTTAGAAAGGAAGAATAAAAATGGCTGTTGATCCTAAGCTGATTAAGAAGGAAGATCTTGCCCGTGTTCGCGAGATCGAGTTTACCGAAATGTTCGGCTATTCCATCAAGAAGTTGATGGAGGCTCTGGGCGTTACCCGCAAGATTGCCAAGCAGGCCGGTACTGTGCTCAAGAGCTACAAGGCTACCGGAACTCTGGAAGACGGCGCTGTGGCCGAGGGCGAGACCATCCCTCTGAGCAAGTACAAGACCGAGGCTGTGAACTACAAGGAGATCACCTTGAAGAAGTGGCGTAAGGCCACTTCTGCCGAGGCAATCACTGATCGCGGCTACGATCAGGCCGTCGAAATGACCACCGATGAAATGCTGAAGGACGTGCAGAAAGGTATCCGCAAGGATTTCTTTGGCTTCCTCGCAACCGGTACTGGCACGGCCAGCGGTGCTACCTTCCAGGCGACCTTGGCTCAGGCATGGGGCCAGCTGCAGGTGCTGTTCGAGGATGACGAGATCGGCGCAGTGTATTTCATGAACCCGCTGGATGTTGCGGACTATCTCGCAACTGCCAACATCACCCTGCAGACCGCTTTCGGCATGACCTATGTCGAGAACTTTCTCGGTCTGGGCACTGTGATTCTGAACTCCAGCGTCCCCAAGGGCAAGATTTACGCCACCGCCAAGGACAACATCGTCCTGTACTACATCCCTGTGAACGGCGCAGATCTGGGCGAGGTGTTCAACTTCACCACCGACGCCACCGGTTATATCGGTATCCATGAGGAACCCGATTACACCAACATGACCGCATCCGATACCGTTATCAACGGCATGGTGTTGTTCGCCGAGCGCATTGACGGCGTGGTTGTCGGCTCCATCACTCCGGCAGTGGGGGGCTAAGCGAACTGCTGAGTGAGCCTGACCCTGAAACTTCTTCTTTCTCCAACATGACAAAAGCCCAACTGCTTGATTATGCCAGGGGAAACGGGGTGGACGGGGTCAGCAGTTCAATGCGCAAGGCTGACATAATTGCAGTATTGGAAGGGAGCTGACCCGTATGACATACGCTGATTATACATACTACGCCGGAATCTATATGGGTTCTGTGAGCGAGGAAGATTTTCCGCGTCTGGCTGTTCGGGCCAGCTCCTTCCTCGATTACTACACCCAAAACCGGGCGAAAGACAACGCTGATATGGACGCTGTAAAGATGTGTTGCTGCGCATTGGTGGACAAGTATCAGTTGATCGAGACCGCGCAGCAACTTGCCGCAACCGGGCTGACGGATGCGCTTACCGGCGGTGACGTGAAAAGTGAAACGGTAGGCGGGTATTCTCGCACACTGGCCAGCGGCGGGGAAAGCGCCGCTGCTGCATTGAGTGCCACGGACGGCGCAAGAAAATTGCTGGCGGAAACGTGCATGGAATACCTTGCCCATACAGGGTTGCTGTATCGCGGAGGTGGTTGCAGATGTACACTCCCCACACTGTAACGGTTTACAACGTCGTGCGTGAACCGGACCCTGCCACGCTAAAAGATGTCACAAACCTATATGTAACCGTGCTTGATGGCGTGTTCTGCGAGGCGGCAAAGGGAGTTAACGTGCGCAAAAGCGGGCTTGAAGGCGCCGACGCAGTAAACCTGTATATCCCATTTACGGTAAAAGCTGTGGATGGATTTAGCGGAAAGCCCAAGACATATACAGAGCCGCAAGCATTTTTTGCCTCAAGCGACAGGACGGGCCTATGGACGCTATCCACCACCGGCAACGGTGGCGATACATTTTTCGTCAAAGGCGAATTTGTAACGGACAACGAGGGCGTGGCATTGGCGCACGATAATTGCTGGAATGTGACTAAGGTTGACGCAAAAGACTTTGGCAGCGCAGATATGCAGCATTGGGAAGTGGGTGGTAAATAAGTGGCCGTTACCTTTGCGATGCATTTTGGCGGCATGGAGGCCATCAAGGACAAACTGGCTGAGAGCTGCACCCGCGCTGAAAGCATTGTTGGGCAGCAGGTCATAAAAGACACCGAGCCGTTTGTTCCTGCGCTTACAGGATCATTAACAATACGCACGAGGTTAGACGGCAACAAAATTATTTACCCCGGGCCTTATGCGCGGTTTTTGTACTACGGCAAAGTCATGGTTGATCCGCAAACCGGCAGCACCTTTGCGCCAAAGGGCGGGACGAAGGTTTTGACAAACCGAGACCTTGTATTTTCCAAGGCGATGCACCCGCAAGCACAGAGCCATTGGTTTGAGGCTTCCAAAGCGCAGAACATGGAGAAGTGGGTGCGGGTGGCAGATAAGGCGGTGAAGAAATTTGGAAAGGATTAAAAAGGCCGTGTCGGCGGCGGAAGAAGATCAGGTATCGCGCAAGCTACTTGTGTGGCTGAACACATACGCGGAGTTGCCAGTCGACATTATACGCTTTGAGTTTCTTTCTGCAGATACTTCCGCTATGGCGATGTCCACCATTCAGGCGGCGTACATCGTGCGGAGGTATATCACCGGCGGTTATGTGGCGGAGTATCAGTTCAAGATAATCTACCGAGTGAAGCCGGGGAACAGCAACGACAAACGGCTCAAGGCTGAAGAACTGTTAAACGCTATCGGAGATTGGGCGACCGGCAAGCGCCCCGACATTGGTACCGGAAAACGCGTTGTAAGCCTGGAGCCTACTACGCGATCTTCTTTGTTCGCTGTGTATGAAAACGGCGACGAAGATCATCAAATCTTAATGAAAATGAATTACGAGGTGAATACATAATGCCAGATTTGACTTTTACAACACCGGAAGGTCAGACCATTGACCGCGAACTTTTGATCGCATACCTGAATACGGGCTCCTCCGAGTCCCCTGTGTGGAGTGCTATCGGCAAGCGGGTGGAGGACAGCAGCGAGGAAATGGACTGGGGCCAGGAGAGCAAGCAGGATGTGCTGGGGAACACATTCACAACCATGAAAAAGCCCGTTATTACACAAACCTTTGACCCCATCCCCTTGGATGCTGGTGATGCAGCAGCCGTGAAGATGTGGAATTTGGCCGTAAAAGACCACGATGCGCAGGCGCTGGCCAACCAGGACATGATGATCGGCCACTTCTACGCCACCAGCGGCGATGCAAAGTTTGCCGAGCGTTATGATTCCTGCGCCATTGCCGTTACTTCCATCGGCGGCGAGGGCGGCGGTACACTAAACATCGCCAGTGAGATTACCTATGGCGGGACCCGCACTTTGGGGACCGTGGCGAAGGGCGCTGCCGGCAAGATCGAGTTTGCTGCCGCACAGTAAAAAATAGGGGCGGGGTTTCCCGCCCCATTATCACGCAATATACAAATAAATCGGAGGACACCATGAGCGAAAATATCATCAAAATTGATACCGGCGTAGTCACTAAAACTTTTGTGACTACCGACGGGAAAGAATGTGAATTTGCGTTTAATCCGCTGGATATGGGGCTTTCTCGTCGGCTTTTTTCCGCGTTTGAAAAACTCGACAAAATGAACGATGGTTATAAGGACGAAGTGCAAAAAAACGCCGATAAAAAGGAAATTTTTGACATTGGCCAAAAGATGGACCGGGAAATGCGGGAGATCATCAACGGAGAAGTATTCGGGTTTGATATCTGCACCCCGCTTTTTGGTGAGCTGAATCTTTACGCGCTGGCCAACGGATTCCCCATTTGGGCAAATTTGCTTTTTGCGCTGGTGGACGAAATGGATACTGCGTATGCCCGGGAGCAGAAGCTTACCAACCCGCGCATTAGCAAGTACACCAAGAAGTACCACAAATGAGATACAGCCTGCCAAAATCCGTGGAGCTGGGCGGGAAGGAATACGCCATTCGGTCTGATTACCGGGACATTTTGGACATTTTGGAAATGCTTTCTGATTCGGAGCTGGACAGCGCCGATAAGGCAGAGGCAGTGATGGAAATGTTTTACCCGGATTACGAGGATATCCCATACACGGAATACGAGAACGCGGTGCGGCAATGCATATCCTTTATAAATTGCGGCGAGGAAGAATGCCGGGATGAAAAGCGACCTAAGCTCATGGATTGGCAGCAGGATTTCCCGATGATTGCAAGCCCCATAAATCGCGTGCTTGGCACGGAAATTCGCTCCCTTGAATATCTGCACTGGTGGACATTTATAGCCGCATACCAAGAAATAGGTGATTGCACATTTGCCCAAGTGGTAAGCATCCGCAAAAAGAAATCCAAAAATCAAAAGCTGGATAAATCCGATCAGGAATTTTACAAGCAGAATAAGCATCTTGTGGATTTCAAACGGCAATACACGGATAGCGATGAAAAAGTTATCAATCAATGGATATAAAAAACCGCCATCCTGTGAGAGCGGTTTTTGCGCGTTGGTTATAGGTCGATTTTTACGGTGTCTTTGTTCTTCAGATAGGAGAACTGCTTCACAAGCCTTTTTGCCTGCGGCGTTTTTTTCGTCACATCAAAAAGGATATATTTCGTTTGGACATCGGCCAGGTATGTGAAGATTAGATACTTTGTGTTCGTTTTTATGCTGCGTTTACTGGCACTTCCCCCAAGAATTGCACCGATGGGCCCGAGCAGCATTGCCCCCGCCACGGCGCCGCCGGCACTGGATACATACTGCTTCTGTATTTCTGTGTTGGTCATGATCGACACATCAATCAGTTTATCAGTTTGCAGATTAAACTCCTGACCGTTTGCCTGCATGATAATGCGAGAGCGCAAACAGGTTAGCTTGCACATGACATTCTGCGGCAGGTCCAGACCTCCTATAAACTGGAACTTGTCGACAAGAAGCAACTCGCCGTCACCGTACCGCTTTTTTAATTTGGCATTATTCGCTGAAACAAAAGCCAGTCTGCAAATAGCAACAATAATAATTACCAAGAACAGGTACTTGGTATCCATAAAACTCCCTCCCTTAAATTTTGGTATCAATAATATACCATATCAAAAATTCAAAAGCAAGTAGGTGATTTAATGTCGGATGGGTCTGTCGTGGTGGAAGTAAATGTTGACGACAAGCAGGCGCAAAAAGAACTCAATTCCATTACTCAGAAAATAGAAAGAATATCTGAAAAGTTAAAAGAGCAAAACACGGGGAAAACGGAGATTGTAAACCAATCTGCGCAACTCGGCGCACAGTTAGATGTAGCAAAAGCAAAATTGGAATACATGAAAAGCGGACAAGAGTTTTTTACATCCGATTCTATTCTCGGACAAGAAAAAAATGTATCTGCTTTACAAAAAGAATTTGACGCTGCTGCAGATAAATTAGATAAAGCAAACGAAAAAATCAGAGAAACCGAACGCAGATTAAATGCGGCAAAAGAAAAAGCCGCAGATTTACAAAAACAAGTTGCAGGGGCGCAAAAATCCGCCCAGGCACTTGCCCCGACAACAAAGGCGTTATCTCCTGCAGCTGAAAAAGCAGAAAAAAGTTTCAACAAACTTGTCGGGCGCATTAAGGGCCTTGCTAAGCGGGTATTTATATTCACAATTATTACCGCCGCGCTGCGGGGAATTAAGCAATATATGTGGTCTGCCATACAGACGAATGATGATGCTATGAATGCAGTTGCTCGACTAAAAGGCGAGCTACGCACCCTAGCGCAACCGATTGCCAATATAGCGATCCCCGCCTTTACGGCCCTGGCAAAAATCATCACATATACACTGACCGGCGCGTCTCGTCTGTTGTCCTTGCTTTTTGGCTCAACTTATAGCGCCTCGAAAAAAGCGGCAAAAAGCCTAAACGATCAACAAAACGCCATCGAGGGTGTAGGGAGCGCAGCGAAAAAAGCAAGCAAGTATTTGGCACCGTTTGACGAGCTTAACACAATAAGCGGCAACGACGCAGGAGGCGGGAGCGAAAGCGGAGGGAATGCAGTTAATTTTGATAGTGATATTGGGAGCGGCGTAAATGCCGTAATGGCCCTAATGACAGGCATTGCGCTGCTTGCAATTGGAGCAATCCTTACTTTTTCCGGCCATGTTGGGGTAGGCATTGCGATGATGGTTGCAGGCGCGTTGACAGTATACGGTGTTTATGCATCCGACGGCGGAGAAGCAGCAAAGACGCTTGTGGAAACTGGTCTTTCAAAGAGTCTGATTGCTATCGGCCCGATGATTGCAATTCTCGGCGTGGTTCTTATGATGACCGGCAATATACCGTGGGGCCTTGGACTACTGATTGCGGGAATTGCGTTGTTTGCTGTCGGCGAAGTGGCGGAAAACTGGGATCTGCTCGGCACCAACCTTGTGGGAGCCCTTGCAAATATGCTAATCGATATTTCCCCTTACATTGCCCTGTTTGGCGCTTTGCTACTGTTTGTCCCCGGGAAGCAGGCCCTTGGTATTGGCTTGATTATCGCAGGTATTGCGTTGTTTGCTGTCGTCGAAGTCGGCGCGAACTGGGAGCTGCTCGGCACAAATTTGACATCGGGACTTACCAAAATATTCAGCGAAATTTCTCCCTATATTGCCGTATTTGGCCTTTTGCTGGCAATTGTGCCCGGTATGATGGCTGTGGGCATTGGCATGCTCGTTGCCGGAAGCGCCATGTTTGCGTTTTCCGTAATTGCGCCCAATTGGGATAGCATTACACAGGCGCTTCGTGGCCCTCTTGGCAAAACTCTTGCTATGATCGGCGGTTTTCTTGTTGTCCTCGGGCTTATGCTTATTTTTTCGGGCGTAGGAATACCCTTGGGCATTGGGATGTTGCTTGCCGGTGGCGTTAGTTTGGCGGCGGCCATTGCACCAAATTGGGATTTCATCCGGGACAAAATCAAGAACGTTTGGCAAAAAATCAAAGAATTCTGGAACTCCTATATCGCTCCCGTATTCACTGCGGCTTGGTGGCTGAACCTCGGGAAAACCATTATGAACGGCTTGATCTCGGGTATTGAACGGGGCATCAACTGGGTGCTGGGCGGCGTAAGCGATATGGTGAATGGCATCACGGGCATCTTAAACAAGATTCCTGGCGTGAACATTGGGCGGGTCAATTGGGGAAATGTCCACATTCCTCGCCTGGCCCAGGGCGCGGTGATCCCAGCAAACCGGGAATTTTTGGCCGTACTGGGCGACCAGAAGCACGGCACCAACATTGAGGCCCCCCTGGACACCATCAAACAGGCCGTTGCGGAGGTGCTAGGGCAAGGCAGCGACCGGCCCATTACCATCATTGTCCAAATGGACGGCAAGGAGATGTTCCGGCAGATGGTGCGGGAAAACAACTCCCAGGTGCGCATGAACGGCAAAAGCCCGCTGCTGACGTGAGGTGACGCATGGAAGTACTTAAGGTAACAAAGAAATCCGGGGCTGTGGTATCTCTCCCGGCCCCGGATGAACTGAAATGGAACATTTCCGACCTAGACGCAGATGGGACCGGCAGAAACCAGAACGGCGATATGTTCCGCGACCGCGTGGCCGTGAAGCGCAAGCTGGAATGCTCCTGGCGGCCACTCGTCTCTGCTGAAATGGCCAAGATTTTGCAAGCCGTGGACGATGTTTTTTTCAGCCTTACATACCCCGATGCGATGACCGGCACCGACCGCACTATGACGTGCTACGTAGGCGACCGGTCATCGCCAATCATGCGGCCCGAAACCGATGGGAAATGGCTGTGGGGCGGGCTGTCCATGAATTTTGTGGAGAGGTGAGGCGATGTACAGGGTATCAACCGCGTTTCACACCGCATTTGCAGATTATGGCCGGGAAATCAAAGGCAAAGTCATATTTAACGGCCAGACGGAGCTGGACGGGGACTATGTGCAGGAGATCACCGCAACACCGGCGTTTGACTCCTCGGACGGAATCTCCGTCGGCTCTGCCTGTTCCGGGCGGTGCAAAATCCGCATTTTTAAGCCAGACGAGCCGTTGCAATTGTCCGGCGGGTACTTTGTGCCGTATATCGGCATCTACGTTCCTGGTGGTGATACAGGCACGACAGCCATTGCCGGTCAAGCTGTGGCCGGTAAGGCAATCGCCGGTGTAAGCACCGCAGCGTCTGGGGTGGAATATGTCCCCCTGGGCCGATACTATATCCCCGCAGACGGCGTGGAAAATTTGGTGTATGGCTGGGAAATCACCGGCTATGACCAGATGGCATCCTTGACGGAGCAGTACACCCCGCAAATTGAGTTCCCCGCCACGCCAGACGCTATGCTGACGGACTTGTGTGCGCAAAGCGGCCTGACTCCCCCAACGGTGACTTTCCCGGACATGACAATCGAGTCTGTGTTTGAGGGGACCATCCGACAGCAGCTGGGGTGGCTGGCTGGACTGTGCGGGCAGTCCGCGCACTTCGACCGGGACGGCAATCTGGTGTTCAAGTGGTATGCAAAAACCACTTTCCAGGTCAGCCGGGAGCAGCAGTACATGTCCGGCCTGACCCGCACGGCAGACGGCCTGTACACGGTATCCAGTCTCACCACCGGAACGGAAGATGAACCCATTACGTCCGGCACCGGCTTGGGCATCACGGCCACAAATCCGTACATGAACCAGGCCGTTGCAGACCTGATTCAGCCGGAGTTAGAGATATCTTTTCAGCCCTGCGACGTGAAATGGCGCTGCGACCCGTCTGTTGAGGTGGGAGACGTTATCCGGGTGGAGGGCGATACCGGCGAGTGGCTGGACGTGTGTGTTATGGAGCAGGAAATTCACCTGTACGGTGGCCTGTCCTGCACCATGCACAGTTACGCCCCACAGGACGCGGATTACGCCATGGAAAGCCCTACGGAACAGCGCATTAAGCGGGCTTATGAGGGCCTTACCAAGGCCATGCAGAACGCCACACAGAAGATCATCGGGGCAAAGGGCGGGTATTATGAACTGACTCTGGACGAACAGGGCTTTCCAATCGGCTGGACCCTGCGAGATACGCCCGCCATTACGCCCAATACGCGGATGTGGATTATGTCCACAGGCGGGCTGGGATTCTCCAAGGACGGCGGAAATACCATTTCCGGCGTTGCCTTGACCATGGACGGTGAGATCAACGCAAATGTCATCACCGCCGGACAAATGTCCGCAGAAAGAGTCACCGTCAACGGCCAGACGCTTTCGGACTTCATCGACGCCAGTATCGACGATGACGGCCATCCGGTGCTGCGTATTGGCTCCTCTGCATCGGAAATCGTGCTGAAGGAGTACAACGACAAAATCGGATTCTACGACACTTCCGGGACCCTTCTGGCGTACTGGAACAACAACAGCTTTGAGCTGGTGGAACTGAGCAAGTTCCGTCTGGGTCCTATGGGCATTGTCGTACAGCCTAACGGGTCCGTGTCCTTCGTGGGGGTGAATTGATGGCAAGCATTTATGGGCCGGTATCGGCCACCGGCTGGCAATTGCGGCTGGATTACAGCGTATCCCAGAGCATCGCGGACAACAAGTCCACGCTGGCCCTTACGCTGTACATTTATGACGGCACCGGCGAGAGCTACAACCTGGACGCCAATAGTTGCTATTACACTCTGCAAGGCACCAAGGTGTATAACCCGTACCGGTACAATTCCATAGGCTGGTACAAGCTGGGCAGCAAGTCCATCACCGTGGCCCATAACAATATGGGCAAGGGGTCTGTGGTGCTCTCTGCGGACTGGCACAGTGGGTTTACATCATCCTACACACCGTCCAGCCTGACGGTTTCAGGCACGGTCAATCTCCCGGATATCCCCCGGGCATCATCCGTGTCGGCATCCGGGCTTGTGCTGGGTTCTGCCGGTTCACTTACAGTGACCCGGGCCGTGAGCACTTTTACGCACACCATCAAACTCAAGTGCGGCTCTGCGGCACAGGTAACTGTGGCGACAAAATCCAGCGCCACATCCATATCGTATACGCCGCCCTTGGATTGGGCCGCGCAGAATACGTCTGGAATCTCCGTAAACATTACGGCGGAAATTACCACCTACAACGGGGACGCCGTGGTGGGCACCAATACGACCACACTGACAGCATCTATCCCCGCATCGGTAAAACCCACCCTTTCCGTGAGTCTGTCCGACACCTCCGGATATCAGCCCACATACGGCTGGGTGCAGGGCAAGAGCACTCTAAAAGCCACGTTTTCCGCTGCTGGGTCTTATGGCAGCACCATCAAGGCCAAGTCTCTGTCCATCGGCGGAAAATCTGCCAGCCCGGACGGGGCGAATGTCCTTACAGAAAGCGGCACAATGGCCGTTGTAGCCACCGTCACGGACAGCAGAGGGCGCACGGCATCTGTTACCCAGAATATCACCGTAAACGCCTACAGCGGCCCTGGAATCCAGGATTTGACCTTTTTGCGTGGCGACTACTCCGGCGGGACATGGACCGATAACGCCATGGGCGATGATATCAAACTGACGTTTACGCTATCCATCCAGCTGACCAGGAACAAGGCATCTGTGGAGATCACTGGTGCGTCCACGATGGCCAACCAGACCAGCGGTCCAAAGACTGTGTATCTGGTTGCCTTTGGTACGGACACGACCATCGTTGTACAGGTCAAAGCTACGGACTCCCTGGGCACCACGGTAACGCGGGAGATCACCATCCCCACCGTTTCGGTGCCCATGAACATGAATTTTGCCCTGCCCGGTGTTTGCTTCGGCGGCGTGGCGGAACACGAAAAGGTGGTAGAGTTCAAATGGCCTATCCGGTATTTGGGGAAAGCCTTCCTGGACTATCTTCACCCCGTTGGCAGCGTCTACCAGTCCACAGATTCCACCTCCCCGGCGGAACTGTTCGGCGGGACGTGGGAGCAGATCAAGGACCGGTTTCTGCTGGCGGCCGGCGACTCCCATGCGGCTGGCTCTACAGGCGGCGAGGCAACCCACACGCTGACCAAGGCGGAGCTGCCGCACCACACGCACTCTCTGAAATACACCGGTCAGAGCGTAACGGAGGGCGTGAACGCCATCCGCCTGTATCAAGCCGCCAGTAATCAGTACAATGCGTATTCCGGCGGGCAGTCCTCCGATTGCGGTGGGCATGCCCACAACAATATGCCGCCGTACCTGGCCGTGTACACATGGCGCAGGACGGCGTAAAGGAGGGAGTATATGCCTGAAATTAAAATCAAAGTCCGCGACAAGTGCGCCGAGGGCGAGGGCGTGGTAATCTGCAACAACAGCGACTACACGGTGGCGTGGGACCTGGACGGGGAATGGACGCCTTGCGACACCAAGACCATGCGGGTGAACCTGGCGGACGGCACCTATCAGGACGCGGTATTCACCGGCAATACGGCGGTTCTGCCGGTGCTCAGCACGCCGGGGTGGGCGTCCGTGGGCCTGTACGCCGGGGACCTGCACACCAGCCGGGCGGCGGACCTGCGGGTGCTGCCGTCCGTCACCACGCCCGGCGGCGCTCCGGCGGACCCGCCCGAAAGCGTGTACGATCAGCTGATGGAGCTGATCCGTGGCATGGGCGGTGCGTCTGAGGAGGACATCGCCAAGGCGGTGGCAGGATACCTGACCGAGCATCCGGTGAAGGAGGCGGACCCCACCGTACCGGCGATGAATCAGCCGCCCAAGGCGGCAGGAAAGGAGATTTTACATGAAAGAAAACACGATCAAGGCCGCGCTGGCGGCCGCCCTGGGGTCGCTGTGTGCCTACGGGGTGCAGCTGCTGGTGCCGGTGCTGGTGCTGGTGGTGGTGATGCTGCTGGACTACGCCACGGGCATGACCAAGGCATGGAACGCCGGGGAGCTGTCCTCCCGGGTGGGCCTGCGGGGCATCCTGAAAAAAGTGGGCTACTTGGTAATCGTTGCTGTAGCTGCTGTGGTAGACTGGCTGCTGCGCTACGGAGCCGACGCCCTGGGCTGGGACTGGCCGGTGGAGTTCCTGTTTGCCAGCATCGTCATCATCTGGCTGGTCATCAACGAGCTGCTGTCCATCCTGGAGAACGTTTCGGCCATCGGCGCACCGGTGCCGGGCTTTATGCAGGCCCTGCTGAAAAAGCTGAAGGTACACACTGAGGATACGGCAGAGGAGAACCTGCCGGGAGAGGAGAATAGCGATGAGTAAGAAGGTCTACATCAGCCCCAGCGACCAGGTGAGCAACGCTTACGCCTGGGGCAACACCAACGAGCACGTCCAGTGCCAGAAGATCGCCGAGGCGGAGGCGGCAGCCCTGCGCCGCAGCGGCGTGGAGGTGCAGGTGGCGGCTCGGGGTTCCACCATGGCCCAGCGCTGCGCCCAGTCCAACAGCTTCGGCGCGGACATCCACAACTGCGTCCACACCAACGCCTGCAACAGGCAGGTCATGGGCACCCGGCTGTTCTGCTACGCCATCCCCGGCAAGGGGTACGACGCCTGCAAGGCGGTGTTCAACGAGCTGGCCCCGCTGACGCCGGGAACGTCCGAGAACGTGCAGAAGAACCCCAACCTTTACGAGGTGCGGACTCCGGCGGCTCCCACGGTGTACTGTGAGTGCGAATTCCACGACACGGTGGAGGGCGCCAAGTGGATCGTGGAGCACACCACGGAGATCGGAGAAGCCATCGCCAAGGGTCTGTGCAAGTACCTGGGCGTGACCTTCGTCCCGGCTCAGACGCAGAAGCCTGCCGAGGACACCAAGGCCGACGCCGAGCAGGTGCTGTACCGGGTCCAGGTGGGAGCCTTCGCCGTCCGCGCCAACGCCGAGAAGATGCTCCAGCGTTTGAAGGACGCCGGGTTTGACGGTTTTATCCGGGAAGGTTCAAGATGATGTGAAGAGAGCGTCAAAGTAACGGGTTTAAAAATCTGGACGAAACCGGGGCAACGATGCGCCGACCCCCTGTTTCCGCCAAAGCTCCGCAAGTCCACGGCGAATATAATCGCCATGAATACAACTTACCGAGACATCCGCGCAAAGCTGCGCAGTATGGCCCCTCAGCGTGCCATTGATTACATCGCCGCGCTTGATCTTCCGGGAGACGAGGCGTTTTGCATCATCGCGTGCGACGTCAAGCAACAATCCAGACAGCAGGTGGCAAACAGGCTGTTTGCGTCGGTCGAGTATGTCAAGAAGCGCCGCCGCAACGGTTACCAAAAGATTGCCGACCATATCAAAAACCCATAAAGTAAAGACCCAACAAAGACCTTTTTCAGGCTCTTTGTTGGGTCTTTTTTGCTGTATTTTATAGATATACAAGGGGGTGCGGCGAAATGAGCGTAATGGAACGGCTGTTGATGTGTGGGTATACGGCGGATATGGCACGTGATATATGCAATCAATACGGATCTGACACCGCCGGATTGCTTCCCCTTGTGCGCATTGTAGAGCTCTTGCACGACGATAGGCGCGAATATGTATAGCTACTACAACGAGAACCCAAAAGGGAAAAACACAGGGGACTGTACCGTCAGAGCAATATCAAAAGCCACCGGCAAGGACTGGGGCGAGACGTATTTGCGACTGTGCATCCAAGGATATCTTGACGGGGATATGCCGTCTGCAAATGCTTGCTGGGGCCGGTATCTCCGCAGCATCGGATACCGGCGGTACATCGTACCGGACACTTGCCCGGATTGCTACACGGTGGGACAGTTTGCGGAGGATCACCCGGTAGGCAACTATATTCTGGCCCTGTCCGGCCATGTGGTTTGCGTGCAAAATGGCACGATCTGGGACAGCTGGGACAGCAGCAACGAGAACGTATTGTATTACTGGGTTAAGGAGGACTGATTATGGCTTACACACCTTACGGATGGCAGAACCCCTATTATCCACCCCCAATGCAGGATAACCTGATGCAGATGCGGCAAATGCAGCAACCACAGATGCAATCTCAAATTCCGCAGGCCCTTCAAAATCCGGTGGCGCAGAGCGGTGTACAGTGGGTCAGCGGCGAACAGGAGGCCCGAAACTGGATGATCGCGCCCAACGCCGCCGTGGCGTTGTGGGACAGCTCCGCACCGACTGTGTATCTCAAACAGGCCGATGCAAGCGGCAAGCCGACGCTCAAAGTATACGACCTTGTAGAGCGGCTTGCAAGCGCCCCTGACGCGCAGAAAGCGCCCGCTGCGGAATATGTGACCCGTAAAGAGTTCGACGCGCTGGCGGCGCTTGTGAGCGAAATGAAGGGCAAGAAGCGCAAGGAGGAAAAGAGCGATGAATAATCCGTTTTTCGGTGCAATGGGCGGCGGCAACGGCTTTATGCAGATGGTGCAGCAGTTCCAGCAGTTCAAGGCAAATTTTCATGGCGACCCCAAAGCAGAGGTCGAAAAACTCTTGCAGAGCGGGAAACTCTCACAAGCTCAGCTGAACCAGTTGCAGCAGATGGCGAAGCAGTTCCAAAGCCTGATGCAGTAAGCAAGTTTAAGCAAGTTTAAGCAAGTTTAAGCAAAGTTTAAGCAAAGTGTTTGCTAAATTATTAGGTTAATCAATAATGGGTTGACAATTATGAAAATATTCGTATAATAGGAAGTGTAAACGGGTGCAAAAAGATGACCCCAAACAAATCCTGTTTGCGGCGAAAATGTTAACTTTTGTCGGCAACATTAGTTTAGAACATTTTCGGGAATTTGTCAATAAGAAGGAGGGAGAAAATGGTTTTATCAAACATTAAAAAACTCTGTGCAAACAACGGCATTTCCGTATCTTCGCTTGAAAAGGCGCTCGGATTTGGGAACAGCACTATTGCAAAGTGGGCTGATTGCAGCCCCACGGTTGAGAAATTATCTCTGGTCGCCGACTACTTCGGTGTGACCGTGGACGCGCTGCTGAAACCCAACGATGGGCAGTAAAAAAATGCCCCGCCCAATGTTGCAGCATCGAGCGGGGCGGCGGAACAAATCTTAGGCTTAGATATGTGTCCTGTGGCTATTTTAGCACAGGGGAAAGGAAAAGGCAATGAGTAAAAAGCCGGAATACAAAATCATTTGGGTCACGCCCCCCGACCCTGTAAAGCTGGGGACGATCATGGGCGAGATTTACGCGCGCGGCAGAGGGCTTGAGTTTGTCGGCCTTGTGCCGAACGGAAAGGATAGCGGAGGTGCGAAATGAGCGTGTTTGCATGGGCGCTGACGTATATCGGCGCGGCTACGGTGAGTTATCTGTTTATGCGGCTGCTGGACAAACTGGACAGGCCGGGGAAGTAAAATTAATAGGGAGGAAAGACGATGCGGGACGTGCTGAAAGCGGCGGGGCGACCGGTATGAGAAGCGCGATGCAGTATAGCGAGCCGGAGCGCCCATTGGAGCCGAAGGACTACGATCTTCCCGTCTGCCCCGTGTGCGGGGAGGAGACGGACACCTACTACAAAAACAAGGACGGCGTCATCGTGGGATGCGAGTTTTGCATCGACGCGGTGGACGCATGGGAGGGAAAGGAATGAATATGAGCTTGTACCACATCGATCAGGAGCTGGAGAACCTGATCGACCAGGAAACCGGCGAGGTGCTTGATTTTGATGCGTTTGAGGCGCTGCAAATGGCGCGGGACGCCAAGATCGAGGGCGTACTCTGCTGGACAAAGAATCTGGCGGCGGAGGCAAAGGCTATCCGCGAGGAGGAGAAGGCGCTTGCCGAGCGGCGCAAGGCTATGGAGAGCAAGCGGGAAAAGCTGCTTGCCTATGCAGAACGGGCGCTGGGCGGCGCGGCGTTCCAGACGGCGCGGTGTGCCGTGACGTATCGCAAAAGCACGGCGGTGGAGATCACCGACATGGACGCTGTGGTGAAGTGGTGTATGGACAACGGCTACGACGGCAAGATCACCTTTGCCCAGCCCACGGTGAGTAAGACGGACATCGCGCCGCTTCTCAAGTCCGGCGTGTCTGTGACCGGCGCGGAGCTGTGCGAGAAGCTGAACATGGGGGTGAAGTGATGGATAACATGACGATCTACAATGCAGTTCGTAGTGTGCCGGACAGCGCCAAAAGACGCATCGAGGCGGGGCGCTTGAAGGGCAAGACAGACATTAACCCCATGTGGCGCATCAAGGCGCTGACAGAGCAGTTTGGGCCCTGCGGCTATGGCTGGAAATACGTTATCACTGACAAGAGGTTGGAGCAGGGCGCAAATGGCGAAGTAGCCGCATTTCTGGACATTGATCTGTTTGTAAAGGCAGGCGGCGCCTGGTCTGACGCTATCCCCGGCACTGGCGGCAGTGCGTTCGTGGCAAAGGAGAAGAACGGCCCATATACCTCCGACGAGTGTTTTAAGATGGCGCTGACTGATGCTATCTCCGTGGCGTGTAAGGCGCTTGGATTTGGGGCGGACGTGTATTGGGACGCCGACAAGAGCAAGTATGACAAGCCGGATAAGTGCGAAAAGAAGCCGGATAACAAGGCAGATGCGCCGATGCTGTGCGAGCATTGCGGACTTCCCATTAAGTCGGTGAAGCGCGGGGACCGCGTGTATCCCACCAGCGAGATCGCGGAGAACTCCGTGAAGAAGTACGGCAAGCGGCTGTGCTGGGTCTGCATGAAGGCAGCCAACGCGACGGGGAATAACCATGCAGCAGATAACGGTTGATGCGGCGCGGTGGTCGCAGGACAGCGATGGGGCGTGGCTGTGTCTACGTGTGAAGTCTCCAGAGGCGGCAATGGAGTTGTGCGACACCATAAAGCCGGGGAAGGAGTACACCGCCACCATCAAAGGCAAGGGGCGGAGCCTCGATGCAAATGCCTACGCATGGGTACTGCTGGACAAGCTGGCGGCGCACTACGGCGTTGCGAGAGAGAATGTATACCGGCAGGAGATACAGAGCATCGGCGGTGTACGCGAGGTGCTGTGCCTGCGGGAAAAGGCGGTGGAAGCGTTCTGCCGGAGCTGGGAGCGGGCCGGTATCGGCTGGATGACCGATACCGGCCCCAGCAAGCTCAAGGGCTGCGTAAACGTGACTGTATGGTACGGCAGCTCCGTATACGACACGGAGCAGATGGCGCGGCTGATAGACGCCATTGTGCAAGACTGCCGGGATGTCGGCATTGAGACCATGACACCGCGAGAGCTGGATGCCCTCGTTAGCCGGTGGGGAGAGGTTAGCGTATGAACGACAAAAGATGCTTTTTGTGCGGCCGGAATGACACCGGTGACCCGCTGGAGCGTCACCACATTTTTGGCGGCGCGAATCGGAAGAAAAGCGAGAAGTACGGCCTTGTGGTGTACCTGTGCGGCAATCGCTGCCACCGGAACGGGCGCGGCGCGGTACACAAGAACGGCGACCAGATGCGCCGTTTGAGACGGTACGGGCAGCTCAAGGCGATGGAGGAGCAGAGATGGACGGAGGCGGACTTTCGTCGCGAATTTGGGAAAAGCTATTTATGAGAGGAGATAAGAGATGCTGAACAAGATTTTCATCATGGGCCGGTTGACACGCGATCCGGAGCTGCGCAGGACACAGAACGGTACAGCCGTCACCAGCTTTACACTGGCGGTAGACCGGGACTTTAAGAACGCGGACGGCACTAAGGACACGGATTTTATTGACGTGGTTGCATGGCGCACCACCGCCGAGTTTGTGTCCAAGTATTTCTCCAAGGGGCGCATGGCCGTGGTGGAGGGCCGCTTGCAACTGCGGGACTGGACGGACAAGGACGGCAATAAGCGCCGGAACGCCGAGGTGCTGGCGGACAACATTTACTTTGGCGATGCCAAGAAGGACGCGGACAGCGGCGCCAAGAAATACGCGGGCGGACAGTTCGGGGAGGTGGACGAGGACTTCGACACGGACGACGATATGCCGCCGTTTTGATAGGAGGTAGAGCGGCATGGATTACTGGCACAAGCGGTACACCTGCCCATACTTTACCAGCAGCGAGAAACGGCGGGTCTGCTGCGAGGGAGGTAGCCGCGTCAGCTTTGAGACGGGCGGCGCGGCATCCCGCTTCATGAGTCAATTCTGTGCTGGGACGTGGGAGCATTGCACCATCGCACGGCACCTGACGGACGAGTACGAACGAAAGGAGAAAAAGAATGGGAAATAGGCGTATCGCCGAAGGAGTGGGAGGCGGTGCATAGTGGCTTTTGAGTACATTCCCTTTTATTACAGTTATCGCAAGAAATTAGAGAAACTCTCAGATCAAGAGGTAGGTCGGCTTGTACGGGCTTTGCTGGAATATGGCGAGACCGGAGAGACGGAGGAACTTACGGGACGGGAGTCGATCGCATTCGATTTTATTGCGGATGATATAAATAGGGCAAAAGCGGCGTATGACGAGAGATGCGCAAAGAACCAGCGCAACATAAAAAAACGATATGCACATCATGATGGTACGACCGTATACGATGGTATACGTTCGAATACGACCGTATACGAAACGGACCAAACCAAAGACAAAACCAAAGACAAAACCAAAGATAATTCACTCCCACCTAACGGTGTGAGTGATACGCGCGCGAAGCGCTTCACACCACCATCCGCTGATGATGTATCCGCCTATGTTCAGGCGCAGGGCTATCACGTCAACGCAGATCGCTTTGTCGCCTTCTACGAGCAAAAGGGGTGGATGGTAGGCAAGAACCGCATGAAAGACTGGAAAGCCGCCGTGCGGAATTGGGAGACGAGGTGGAAGGAGGAACACGGCGATGGACATAACGGCGATGCTGGAGCACCTGCGAAAAAATGGAATATCCCCGGAGAAGTCGTACTTTGAGTGCCCGGTCTGCGAGGACAGGGGCTATACGGCCACACGCAGCGCCACCGGGGAGCTTGTGACCCGTATCTGCCCTTGCCAGATACGCAAGGACAACCAGCGGCGCATTGCGCGTAGCGGGCTATCCGGTCTGCTGGAAAGCTGTACGCTGGATACGTACCAGACGGCGGAGCCGTGGCAGAAGCAGGCAAAGCAGATGGCCGAGGCGTATATCACGGATTGGCGCGGGAAGTGGTTTTATGCCGGTGGGACCCCCGGCAGCGGGAAAACGCACCTGTGCACGGCGATCTGCGGGAAGCTGATGGAGGCAGGCTTGCCGGTACGGTATATGCAGTGGCGGTCGGACATTCCATCCATCAAGGCAAAGGTAAACGATGCGGAGCTGTACGCCGATGCCGTTGGAAGGCTGAAAACTATCCGTGTGCTTTACATCGACGACTTTCTCAAGGGAAACGTGACGGAGGCTGACCGGAACATTGCCTTTGAAATACTCAACGCACGATACATAAAGCCGGAGTGTGCCACGATCATCAGTTCCGAGCGGACGATAGGACAGATATTGGACTGGGACGAGGCGATAGGATCCCGCATTGCGGAGCGCGCGAAGGGCTTTACCATGAGCGTGACGGGCAGCGGAAAGAACTGGAGGTTGCGATGAACGACGGCGCATGGAAGATCGCGTCCGGCAGGCTGTGCGTGGCCTGCTTGCAGGAGATGGCGGCGGAATACATCATCGAGCCAGCGTTCCACGGCTGGGCGCGGGGCGTGTGCCAGCGCTGCGGGAAAGACCAGAAACTGACGACGTTCAAGCGTTACACCATGAGCAAGCGCGGACTGGAGAAAAGAGGGTTGTTGGATGAACAGTGATGATCTGATGCGGCTGGGGCCTGCGGCGCAGAAGCAGATCATGGAGAAGATGCGCAAGCCCGGAAAGTACAAGGCGCAGAAGACGCGGCGCGGCAAGCTGACTTTCGACAGCAAGAAGGAGGCGGAGCGCTATGACGCTTTGTTGCTGCTGCAAAATGCCGGGGAGATACGGGGGCTAAAATTGCAGGTGCGGTACTGCTTGCAAGAGGCGTACACGACATTTGAGGGCGACCGCGTGAAAAGTATCGACTACGTTGCGGACTTCGTGTACGAGCGCAGAGCGGCTCCTGACAGCTACGGCCAGCGGTATTGGCTGCCGGTTGTGGAGGACGTGAAGGGGATGCGTACCCGCGAGTATGCCATGAAAGCAAAGCTGTTCCGCAGTAGGTACGGGTTTGCTATACGGGAGGTGTGACGTGGAGCGCACAAACCAGCCGCTGACGAATGAGGCGGCAAGGAAACTGATGGCGCTGGACGTGCAGGACAAGGAGATACTGACCTACGAAAAGCTGGACGAATGGTACACCGCATGGGGCGGGCAGTGCTACGTCAGCTTTTCCGGCGGAAAGGACAGCACGGTGCTGGCGTATCTGGCGGCGCGGTACCTGTCGAGCTTCAGGACACCGCCGTGGGAGCTGAACTTGGTGTTTGTGAACACTGGGCTGGAGTACCCGGAGATACAGAAGTTCGTGAATGAGTACGCCGACTGGCTGCGGAGGGAGTTTCCCCGCGTGACCGTAAACCTTCACCGTCTACGCCCGAAGATGAACATTCGGCAGGTGGTGCGGAAGTACGGGTATAGCGTCGTGAGCAAAGAAGTGTCCGCATACGTAGGAAACGCTCGAATCAATCCAGATGGGAAATCGGCACAGCGTTTACGCGGGGAATACCTCGATAAAAATGGAGAAAAATCCCCGTACAACTGCGAAAAGTGGGTGGATTTAGTTTATGCGCCGTTTCTCGTGTCGGATTCATGCTGCAAGGTGATGAAAAAGGGGCCCATGCACAAGTTCGAGAACAAAACAGGGCGCCACCCCATGACAGCGTTGATGGCGGAAGAAAGTCGGCTGCGCATGCTGAAATGGCAACGCACAGGATGCAACGCCTTCGAGGGCAAGCGCCCGATGGGAAAGCCCATGAGCTTTTGGACGGAGCAGGACGTGTTGCGATTCATCGTAGACCGAGAGCTCCCTATCGCCAGCGTGTACGGCGACATCGTGGCCAGCGACGGCGAGAACGACTACGGCGCGACGCTGATCGACTGCAAGTTGCACTGCACGGGATGCCAGAGGCCGGGCTGTATGTTCTGCGGTTTCGGAGCGCACCTCGAAAAGGGAGAAAACCGTTTTGAACGTATGAAGCACACACACCCGAAGCACTATGCGTTCTGCATCGGCGGCGGGGCGTTTGACACGGACGGACTGTGGAAGCCCACAAAGGACGGCCTCGGTTATGCGCGGGTGCTGGATTATATCGGAGTGAGGTATTGAGATGGGTAAGCAGCATTTGAGCCGGGACGACCGGATTTTTATGGACGGCAAGCGGCGCGGTACGCAGGAAAACATGGACATGGTGGCAATGGTGCTGATGGACAAATGCGGCTGGCACGTCCAGGAGGAGACAGCGGACAGCCGGGACACGCAGAGCATTGCGTACCTGTATGCGTGCCTGGAGAAGATGGCGGAGGAGATAAACGAAGGCCGCATCAAGCGGAAGCACATCAAGGACGTGCTGAAGGACGAGTGCGGCGTTGTGTTTGGAGATTGAGATGAAAGTTTTATGTGCGTGTGAGGAAAGCCAAGTGGTATGTATTGCGTTTCGTGCGCTGGGGCATGAGGCATATTCCTGCGACATACAGGAGCCGTCCGGCGGACATCCCGAGTGGCACATTTTAGGCGACGCTCTAAAGGTCATCGAGGGGGGGCAAGTGACCACAATGGACGGACAGGTGCATGATGTGGGGCGATGGGATATGATTATCGCCTTCCCTCCGTGTACCAAAACAAGCAATGCCGGGGCAAGGCACTTGTATAAAGGCGGCAGGTTAAATCTTCGCCGCTACTATGAAGGGCTTTGCGGCAAAGCGTTGTTTTTGGCAATATGGGCAGCCGACTGTGACAAGGTTATAATTGAAAATCCGACACCAAGTAAAGTGTTTGAGTATCAAGAACCAACCCAAGCCATACAGCCCTATCAATACGGACACCCGTTCAGCAAAAAAACCTTGCTGTGGGAGCGTGGTGTACAGCCGTTGAAGCCGACAAATATTGTTGAGCCGACAGCAACATGGTGTCCGAGCGGCAGCTATAGTTATAAGCATGGGGAACAGCATAAAGGTATGTTTACCACGGATAGGGCCAAAAACCGCGCAAAGACCTT